GCTGTTGTGGCTGTTGTGGCTGCTGTTGTGGTATTGCGCCAAACGGCTGTCCACCTGCAACAATCTTCTTGAGTCTCTCAAGAATCTCGTTCCTCTTGTTTTCCTCAATCTCAGATATGGCTGTCGGATTGGTGATGCAGACTCTGAAGTCAAACACCCTCGCAAGCTCCTCTCCACGAAGTACCTGCAGTTTGGAAAGCATGATGGGATAATGGGCTATGCGCCCTGGTATATAGTTAGTCTTGGTCTCCTCAGGATTGAGAAGAAGCTCAAGATCCTGCATATGCAGCTTTCCGTCAAGCAGGTCATAGTTGATCTTCTTGTGGATGACACTCTTCCTCACCGGAGAGTAGTTGAAGAAGGTCTTGGTGGTTGCCCAGTCAAGATGCCTCTTTCTCCACTCCTTCGTCTTTTTTGAGGAAGGTATCTGTTCTGATGGCAGTGAATCTAAATCTGACATATTATAATCAATTTAATTGCAAAAATAAATTAATACTATTTTAAAACAAAAGCTTAAAGCCGCTTATATCAAGGTTCCCAAATCCTTTGATTTGAGACCATTGAATCTGTCATCAAAGTTGTGCTTGAAGAAGTCATCGTTGCCTATGTAGTCCTTCTCTGTGACATTGTGTGACTTGACATCACCTCCATAGACTATGATCCTGTCCTGCCTGAAAAGCATAAGCATGCCCATTGACGATATACGGTCAAAGTTGCCAAGGTTGTTCCATGATATGGCTTCCTGCAGCAGTGCCCTGCTTCTCACCTTTGTAAGGTTTGGAACAGTCACCTCCACATCCTGGCCATCAACTTTCTTTACAACGGTGACAGGCTTTATGAACCAGTCCCTGAGAAGTGCCCTGCCATAGTTGTTGATAGGCAGAGTGGCGTTTGTTCCCTTGGCCTTGTTGCCATAATAGCTCTCCTTTATCATCTGCTTGTCCTTCAAAAACTCGAGTGTGTCAGTAAGCAGGTACAGCCTGTTGTGGCTCTGGAAATATGCGAACAGACCTTTCTTGTTGTTCTCATAGTTCATGATGCCATTGTAGAATATGCACATCTTCATGGCTATCTCGAAGAAGTCGTCGGCAAACATGGGCCTTCCTGTGTACTCGGCTGCAAGCTCATCCTTCCAAAGGTCAAGAACAAATATTGATCCCAGTGACATCGTGTTTGATGAGTCATCGTCATATGGATCACATGACAGTATGTATCTTCCTGCATAAGGCTTCCCTGTCTGCTTGTCAGTCTCCGGCATCTCCCATATCTCTATGGCTCCTGCTATCTTGTTGTCCTTGTGAGGGAATGACCTTATTGGAGTGTCACACGTTGGGGTGAACTCAACAGCATTGTCCTTGCCATACACCAGCGCACCAACATACACGTCACTGAAAGCCCTTGAGTCATTGTCAAGGTCATCAACCCTCTGTGACAGATCCACAGATGGGAACATGTTGCTCTTCACATCAAGCATCGCCTCAGATGGGGTGACAGGCCTTTCTGCTATTGCCTTGATGATTGTCCTTGGATCCTCCGAGTTGTACTTGACCTTGTATCTCGCACTGAAGATACGGAGCAGCGACATTGTCACATCACTTACACCATCCTTGTTGTAGCACCCTTCCCTGTTCAGGTATGAAGGAAAGAAGAAACAGAATCTCAGCTTTCCCTGGTTGGCCTTGTCATACACATTCTTGAATGAGTAGATGTAATATCCGTCAGGATGGTACATGATCTCCTTCGCACCTGCGAAGTCATTGTCATTGTCACCGGCTGTACCCTGCATGTAGATTATGCCGAACACCTCATCATCCTGTCTAACTGACGGCAGTATGACATTGTACATGTCCTTCAGTCTCGCAAACGATCCACATTCCTCTATCCCTATGAATGACGCTCTCTTTCCTCTTATCTTTGACTCGTCATCCTTTGACAATACTCCTATGACCTCGTTCTTCAGTCCCTTTGCTATGTTCAGCTCGGCATCCTTGTAACCTATCTTCCACATCAGATTCTGCATGGAGTCAATCAATCTTCTTCTCGGAAACTGTGTATGCTCCGCAAGGAAATCTATGATGTTGACAAACTTGGACAGCAGTCCATCCTTGTTGGTAAGGTATTCTGATTTTCCAGCTGTCACAACAGTTGTGATATCCTTGTATGAGTACTCATCCTCACCAAAAATAAAGTTGTGTGCAAGAACAGCAGCCATGAAATATGACTTTGATTTTCCTCTGGATGCAAGCTCAGCACCATTCAGATCTCCACGAAACTCATTATACATACCGCCATACCTTGCCTGGTATATGTAATGGGATTTGAGATACACTCCTTCCCACACTCTCGGAAAATCGGTAACTCTTCTTGTTCTTCCATTTTCTTTCTTTACCAGCTTGATGGGACAGTAGTTGAGATAGAAATACATTTGTCCAGTTATCCATTCTCCGTCACTCTCCCTCACCATGCCATTCCAGCATCTGTCCCTCTCCTGCCTTATGAACTTTCCAAATTCTGAATTTGGATTTCCGTTTGGCTTCAGCGATGTATAGCATCCATGCTTCTGGAAATAGATGGCGGCAGGCCTGAAGTAATCCATGTTCTCCAGTATGTGAGGATGTATGACATCCACTATTATCTTTCCGTCTGCATCCCTGTCAAGATCGCAGGCTCTCTTTCTGTTTGGACTGATGAGTGTCCTGATGAACTCTATGTTGTTCACGGCATCCCAGAACTGATCCTGCACTTCCTGAGGATAGTCCTTCAGCATCTCATCTGTCACATTTGTCTGATATTCGTTTACTTCCATTATTGCAGATCATCTTCAAATACTGTTTTCTCTCCACTTCCCCTCATCCTTCCTGCCTGTGCCATGTCACTGTTCATTATCCTCTCTGTCTCCAGAAGTGACTTGATCAGGTCAGGAACCTGCTTGATGGATGCGATGACATCCTTCTGTGTGTATATGAGCCTGCCTGAGCTGTCTTTGGCTGTCATGTCAAAGTCCCTCAGTGACTGGCGCAGCTTGTCAACGGCAACCCTGGTATCCTCGAGGACAAGCGCAGATGTGCTCTTGAATCCCTCATAGAAACTCATGGCGTCAGTGACTGTCCTGTCAGCTTTCCAGTTGTCCATTCCCTCAGCCTCGATGATGGCCTTGCTCCTGTCATCCTTGTCTGATATCTCCATGTAGTCGCTTCTCGGATCACACATGAAATATATGTAGCCAAGCTCAAGCAGGGCTGTCTGCTTTGTCTTTGTCTTGTCCCTCTCCCAGATAACCCTGAACGGCTTTAGCATCATCGCCTCCTCTGAGATCGTGACCTTGTATCCCTCGTATCTAAACAGTTTCATAACAAAAAACCCTGCATTAGAGCAGGGTGATTCTTCTCTTCAGGAAGATTGGTCATATGATTATTTTCTTTTCTGTCCCGTTGCTGACAGGTGTTATCTCCTCGTAGTCCTCGATGACATATCTGATGTCAGCGTTGTCTATCAGCAGGTAGTCCATGCCGTCAATCTCGACAGTGGGAATGTTGTACTCAACCACAGGATTGTCTCCTATGATGCCGTCTTTCAGGCTTCCCTCCTTGTGTTTCATTTTCGCGTATCTGATCGGATTGATGCACACCACATCACCCACCTTGATATTGCGAACACTGTCACCGACAGCAATAATCCTCTGATAAGGCTTGATGCCGATCTCAATATCCCCTTTGCCATACTCATCCTTTGTTGTGACCAGTGCAGTGAACATCGGTCTGATCTTTTTTATTCTTATATATCCCATTGTTTTTTTTATTAAAATAGCCATAGTCGGCAACAAACTTCCCAAGATACTTTATGCACACCACTGGACTCTGTGACTCGAAGTCCTCCCTGCTCATGCCAGGCTCAAACCTGTATGACATCAGCTTTCTCCTCACAGCTTTCCAGTATGCTGTATATATCAGAAGAACCTGCTTTCTTGTCAGTCCCTCCTGGTATGCTATCCTGTCAATCTCCCTGCTGCTGATCATTGATCTTCTCTATGTCAAACAGAAGAAGCATCTTGAACTGGCTGTCATCAGGATCTATCCTTGGGATAAATCTCTTGTTGATCTTGCCGTCAATGATGAACCCCTCCCTTTTAAGTTTCGAGAATATCACCTGGAAATGCGCATCACTGAGCTTGCACTTCTCCTTTATCAGCACCCTTGTCTGTGTTGACAGAACCTCATTGTCCAGAACATCGGGATCAGAGATGACCTTGCTCAGCTCGTATCTTCTCTTAACCAGTTCAGATATGACGTCTATCTCCCTTTCAGTGAGTGAGTGAAACGGCTTGAGAAACTCAAACCAGTACCTGAAGAAGTTGCCGCCAAAGGATGTCTTTATCCTTATGACATTATTTATTCTTGTCTCCATTGTTCTCCTCCTTCTTCACGTCAAGCACACTCTTGATCTCAGATGCACACTTGCCCACGAAGTCAGAATCAAAGAATTTGGAATTGGTCAGAACCATGAACAGATAGTCGAGTCTCTTAAACAGATTCTCGAAGTTCATCTTCTGGTTCTGGTTGTACAACTGCTTTGCCTGCTCGCTTAACTGGAAAACATAGTTCTCCAGCTGCTCTCTGCTAAGATCCTTAACCTTTGATCCAACAAGCGCATTGCCCTGCGGATCCTTCTGCTCTTTCTCTTTCTCGCTCATCTTTGTATATATTTATGTTTGTATCTCTTCTCGTACATCCTCTGCCATGTGTCTATGTCAGTGGTGCCCACACTTGTGCACCCACACTCGTCACAGTAGTCTGTGCCATCCTCACTGTCTCCATACTTGCGCACATTGAGTGACAGGCACTCCTTGCAGTAGAATACAGGATCAGCGTCAAACTGCTCATGCACCAGCCTGCTTATCCCCTCATTTATATCCTTCTGTCTGCCCATTGATCTCCTTTTGATAAACCAGGTAAAAATAATTCATCTCCTCCATTATCCGGATGATGTCAGCCTTGCCTATCGTAAGCCTATCATCACTACTAACACTCACGCTGCAATATACCTGCTAACATCGCCGATATAACAGGGGTAAAACGGGAAAAAATAACCCCATAGAGATATATATTTATATGCTATCCCCCCCCATCAATCAGGGTTCCAGGTTCCATGTTCAACTCCTAATATATATGAAAATAAGTACAAAGGTTACCTGTTAGGTATTCCTATTACCTGTTAGATATTCTCTGGTAACTGTTAAAGGTTCTTCTTATTCACTGCTTAGTAAACACGTAACAGGGGTAGGGTATTTTAACCTAGTTCAAAAGCATATTATAACATAATTATTTGAGGGTAGGCTGACTTCTGTTAGTGCGTCGAAAAACACGGGGTTTTGTAAAAATACCTCTTTTTTGTCAAGTTTTGTGTATTTTAGTATAAATGTGTATACAAGTGTATACAGAAAGTGCTATAATTAACGTGTATTTAGCTTAACAGAAAGGATTATATGGCGAATATTAGGGTTTCTGACGAGATGTATGAGAAGATTAAGGCTTTTGCTGAAGAAGAGGACAGGAGCGTTGGCAATGCGATAAGTCGCTTGATTAAGCTTGGTTTTGAGAGCTTAACTGTTGGACCCTCCTATCGTGACT